TTACCCAATAAGCACCAGATTGATTCTCTTGCAAAAATATCGAAACAGCATTTAAATTAAGTGTAGCACTTTCCATGCATGCAATGAGTGAATACTCAATCGAAAAACTTGACATAACAGAGCCATATGAAGCGTAAGGCAATATCGGGAAGGCTCCGTAGCTGTTGAAGTAAAATCCAGTAGCTCCCGTTTCAGCGAAACAACCGTGAAGAGCTTCTGTGGTGGTAGTGGCTGTCGTTTTATTTATTTCAATATAAATATCGCCTGTTATTAAATATTTCCCTACAGCAAAGCCTTCAAATCGTTTGTCAGTAAGATCAAAGGTTATACCAGTTAATGTGGGATTATAAGTTGCGCTGGTGGGACCGTCAAAATTAATGGCTAGATTCGCAAAAGTCTTTTCGCTCCATGTCCCGAGGCTACCACCTCCTAGGACTATAGAGTTAGCAACTGTAGTTGTTGGTTTTGCTACTGGATTATAACGGAATGACGTAAAAAGAACAGGGCTAGGAGGAGCTACAGTGCCTGGTACCCAAAGACTAGTAGATGTATTGTAAATTAACGCTTGACCATTGGTTGGAGCTACCGATGATGTGTTGACATCATCAAGAGCATCTATCGTTAGGGCTGCTGGACGAAATTCCAGAGCTCCTACGTTGTATCTTAATATGCTGCCAGAAACTGGTACGTTCGTTGTAGTATTAACGTCATCAAGCACGTCTAGTTTTAATGCCGAAGGTCGGAATTGCTGTACTGTAGAGTTATATCTTAAAAGATCACCAGCGATCGGGGCTGTAGTAGTTAGGTCTACGTTAGATAAATCATCCAGATCCATTAACGGTAGTCCACTTTCCCAATAGCCATTAGCTTGATCCCAGATCAGGGTTTCCCCCGTAGCAACTCGTGGAGTTATCGTACCGTTAGTGTTAGTCTGGGCAATATTTGCATTTGTTTTATTAATAGCAAATCCATTCGCGCCGATAATACTTACTATGGTATAAGTTCCATTCAATATCGCTGTGGTTGACCCACTGATTACCAACTCTAACCCTGAATAATAATTATGATTTGCGGTTAACGTAATCAAGGCTACATTGCTTGCAATTGAAAAAGACTGGATAGTCCTGACAGATTCCTTTATTGTCGTAACATTAGTCAGTGCCTCAATTGCTACATTAGCACCAACATTTACTCCGCCAGCAGTGGCTCCATCACCAATATAAAGCTGCCCATCGTCATACGTGAACCATGGCTCTCCTGCGGCAGGGGTCGTTCCGGCGGCTAATCTTTGAGCAGCAGTGCCCCTTCTAATCTGTAGGGCCATGATTATAACAGAAAAAGCTTCACTAGTATTCCCTCTCAGGTGGTTGGGTAGTTATCTTGTGGAACTAAAAATACAATTCCGGTTTCCCAGGGGGCATACCAATAGGGAGAATCAGTGATGTAGCCTACAGTGTAATTAAACTGGCCCGAGCCCGCAGAGTTGTTTGGATAAGAGATCAGGGGAGCAGCGAGGATGGGGTAATTAGTTGCAAAAAGGCTTGGCCTGAACATATTGTGTTGCACCACAAATTCAATTCCAATTTGCTGTAACGCTTCATCCAATACTGCCATGCCGCTGGGTCGTACATAGGATAAAGTATTCAAAGTAGATATAATCCCTGCAGCTTCCGATGGGTCCATATATTCGAGATCAAAAGAATCTGCATTAATTTCTTCTTGATATAAATCACCCGGAGAGTAATCAATAGATGCAAAGCGCTGTAGCACGAGTCTGACAATACCAAGATACAAGGGGGTTGGTTGATTCAAGAAAGAGAATGCGTTATAGCTATCGATGCTTCTTGACGTTTGGGTTAGCGGAGCATCAAACCTTGAGCTAATTGAAAATCTTTTGTCCGGGCTCATAGAGAGCGAGTTGAAGGCGTTGGGTTCCCCCGAGAAGAAAAGAGGGAACGGATATCCAGTGTATTCTAGTGGCCTTAACAACTCATTATAGTAGCCTGAGGCGCCGGATGCGACCATAGTCGTAGGAATATGCCTGGATGAGAAGCCTTGTGGTCTTGTCGTGGTGACTGCAGTCTCACCAAGCCCATAAAAGGGATGATTTGAAGGGATGCAATTATATAAAGCTTGAGTTTGCGTTCGGATAATTTGGACGGTTCGACCTTGGACCTCTTGATTGAGCATATAAGCCCCTATAGGCATCTGAGAGTAAATGACTTTTAAGTAATTGGATGAAGTTGAACTTAGTTGCTTGCTTTCCGTGTTAAAAGCAAGAGTTAAATACCCTCGGGTATAATTAGACCTTTGGATTTCATGATGCCAAAAGAGATACTCCGAACCTTGCGATCCACCGCCAAAAGAGTCAACCACTAAATCCATGGGGCCGTCATGGCTGCACCTGTACTCAACAGTCAAGAAAATAATAGGCCCGACCGCTGCTACTATTTTGGGGCCAGTGTAAATCGTCATCCCATCCCATCGATATTCTTTCAAGAGATTCGGAAAGAACCAATATTGTGTGTCGTCTTGATTAGGAAGCGCTGGAACTACGCGATTTTCTATGAGCTCGAAGTCATTCCGACGCGAGAAGACGGTATATTCCCCGATCATTGCTTGTCCTCCAACTGCAGTGCTTAAGATCGGCTGTAATTGGAATCGATATTCCTCCCCTTCCCAGAAAAATTCAACCCATTCGCTCAAGGGACCAAATGTATAGTGTATGGGCTTCATGAATCCCGTACTCTCATCATCATCGGTTATTATTAATGGCCTACTTTTTGACTTATATCCGCCGGGGCGCTTGAGAGCTGGTGTTGTTTTTGGCTTTGGTTTCGGCGGCTTTGCTTTTCTTATCTCAATTGTATTCTTCTCATCTACCAAAACAGAAGAGCCAACAGGAAGTGAAATACTACCTATTACCTTAACAACTTTAACTTTACCATCTTGTTTGACTAGGCCATTGCCTTCGGCGCTATAGCCAATCCATTCGGCTTTACCTTGTTTCGCCTTCTCTTTGTTTTTTGCATATCTATTGATTAATTCTGTCCTTGCCTGTCTCCCATACGCTTTGATCCGCTCATCTAAACTCATGACTACCAATGCGAAGTCTTGATTCCTTTACCCACTCTAAGAATGACTTGCGAGTTGGCCGGGATACTGGCAGATCCAATTGTGGCTGCCTTATATGTCTTTCCATCGATAGAAACCATTCCATTGCCAGCAGTATCAAAACCCCTCCATTGCCCCTTAAAGTTCGACTGCGAGCCAGCAGAACCGGCGTAAGCGGCCTCTACTGTCCCAAGCCGGCTCATGTTCGCAGTGTCATTCAGCCTTGAGATCAAGCTACTCATGGCCTGCCATGCAAGAAACGAATTGTAATCGCCGCTGTGTTCCCGTTATTCAAAACAACAGTCTCCCCGACTGATTGAACGCCCACAACCGTATAGGTCGAACTCACTAATCGCAGTAATGCTACATGCGTGAAAGTGATATCTTGAGCCGATCCATTGTGAACAAAATTGGCTATCTTATCACTCAATGGTTGCCCGTTTGCATAAGCCAACAGGTCAGCGTTGATATACGTGTAAGAAAGACGGGCGTAACCGCCGGTGCCCGCCGGCACTTCGCTGGCAGTAATGCTTGCGTAATTAATTGTTGAGTCGTAACTATTGGCGCTATTCAATAATGCAACGTAATAGGTTCCCCTGACATATGACAGCCCTGCCTGTTGATTTAGTTCTGCTGCAGAGAGGATTGCCATGATTCATTTGGCCTAGCGTAGTATTCCTTTAGACAACCGAGGATTGCAGTACTGGCTCTATTGGAACTGCAAAAGTTCCAAAGTCCAGACTATATTGATTTGGATCAGGTATCGTTCCTAGGCTTATAGCAGCGCCAAACTGAACTGCAAAATTACCATAATCCCACCCAGCATTAAGGATGAGAAGGTAGGCTAATTCAAGAATCACTTCATTCTTTACATCGAAGTCTATGACTACATCAAAAATAGAATCCAAGGCCCCGGCTGATGTTGCTAATGTACTACTGTTAATTGTAACATCGCTGCTATTCTTTACTGTAACTCCATAGCCACTTTCGGGATTAACCGATCCATTCCCCGTCGGAACCCCCGACGGCAATCCAGGAGGAGGTAATACCACAACACCACCTGTATCAAAGTTTCCAGAGTCCATTGATGATGGCCCCTGGCCTGGAGTTGTAGTATTAAAGTCACCTGCATTCAAGTCGAATCCATTAGTGCCAATATTAAGGGTGAATTCTCCGCCATTGGCAGCATTATTCGAAGGTGTTATCAGTGTAGACGCTACCGGAGGGTAAGTGTTCACAATGCTAGATAGTACATTGCCCGCCGAAGTAGTAGCTGTATATGTTAAATCAACAACTGCCGTCCCTCCTCCAGCAGGTACAAAGGTCAACAAGCCACTCGTGACACTCGCGACTGGAATCGACTGCCCAACAGTTACGGCGACACCAGATAATTGCAATTGGCCAGTCGTCGGCAAACTAGCAATTGCAATATTTTGAGCCGTTTGGCTGATCTGAAGATTGTTACTGGTTAGGACTAAAGTTGCATCAGTTTTAATATAAACGGCTTTTACTGAAGGATCAGCAAAAACTGGTTGTGGTATGTCGGCCACCACGAGACAATCAAAAGAACAGATAGCATTTTGAGAATCAAACACCCAATTAGAGGCAGAAACTCTTGCTCTGAAAGCGCGGCTTATCGATTCGACTGATATAGAGACAGGATAAAATGGATAATATTCAAAAACTTCTGCCCTTAATTTTTCTGTAATCCTGAAGCCCCTGTTGTCACCTGTGATTTTTTTTATTAAATTAATAGCATATTTTTGTAATATTGATTCATAGATCGCAATTCTACCTGGGATATCAACTGGGGAGCACGTCTGATTTATTGGATTAAAAACCGGCAGGACTGGCTTGAAAGTTGCAGGAAAACTTACTGTTTTCTCATAAGGTGCTCCCACTCCAAACCAAGAGGAAGAGCCTATTGCTACCGATGTTAATGCCGGAACCTTGGCTTCGAGCTCCTTACTGTCGGTATCCTCTTTGCAGAGTTGTTCTCCTCCCACGACTGTTTGACTGACTAGCCTATCGGGAGCTTCTGGGTTGGAACTGTTGGATGACGAATAGTTCGTGCGCTTGAATCCATTACCTGGATTTGCGTAATCGATGAACTCTTCGTATTCAGTATTAAATAGACTGCTGTACTCGTAGGTGGTAGTGCTCAGGCTTACCTGCTTAAGTCGATAGCCACTGGAATTAGTGGGATCTTGGACTTTGCCGGATGGGATTTGACCGTCCTCCACCAATCCAGTCGATGCCGATGTAATCGAATCATCGATCTGCTGGAGGGTTACAATTCTTGCGCCTTCCCATGATGCGGGTTGACTGTAGTTTTTTACAATTTTTTTAAGTACGGTTCCGCTTGAGTTGTAAGTGTAAAAAGTTTGAGTTAAATTAGATATAGCGTACTTTGTCTCAGCATTTTTACCAATCCATGTCCCTTGGGCAATCCAATAGCCGGCTATCCTGACAGCATCTTTTGCCGCCTGGAGGAAAGCTTCTGCATTGCAATTATGATATATATACTTTGCGCGGCTAGTTTGATAGGCTACCTCCCCATTAACTGTTACGGTCGTGAACGGTTTCTTCCCCTCTTGATCTCTTGCGTCAATATGTTGATTTGCTTTCGATAGCAATCCATTAGCTTCTGACAGATATCTGTTTACCAAGTTCAAGTAATCATTCATGCTATTGCTCATCGCGGTGCTGGCCCACGTCGACCCAGAAGAAACCTCCCAACTGTCCTCGTAATCAACCTGGCGTCCTGGACCGTCGTAAGTCTTGTAACCACCATTAGTTACCCTCTCTGACCTTTCCGCAGTTATTATCTGTGCTCCACCAAAAGCTTTAAGTTTAGAGCCCATCCCGCTGGCGTTTGTATTGGGTTCTTTTAATGTCCCGCAATCAGGATTGAATTCACTTTTAAGTTCATCGCTTGTTTCCTGCCCAATGTAAGCAGTCCCTTTCCCCGGTGAATTAAAATTTGCCTCAAAGAAAGGCCTTTCTACCTTACGGTCTGTTACGGACGTAACGAAGGGCGGAGGGTTTGGGCTGGAACCGCCTGTATCATTTGGCCCTTTCGTTGCAGGTACTTCAACGCTACTCGTTACAATTACTGCTGATATATTATTTTCTATCGCGGTTTCTGATATTGATTCTATTGATATTGCTGTATATTTATCGAAAGATGATAATTTAGGCCCTGCAAGATTTCCTCCTAGCCCATCACTACCAAAAGCTGGAACTTTTTGAATGTTCCCATATGGATCTTGATAAATAATTGCATTTTCGACTTCCAATAATGTAGATAATGTAGATAGATCATATTGCTCTATAACAAAATACGAAACGTTACTTAATAAAGAGAATAAACCGCTAACTGCCGTCGAATATGATTCTTCCTTGTCTGAGATGAAGGCTAGGGAACAACCTACATCCAAATTCAAAGTTTGATTTTCGGGGCTTACTGTTGAATTTATAACATACAATGTCCCCTTGGGGTGCAAAGCGACCTTCCCTGTATCTAGCTTCACCCAGATCTGTATCTTCGAACCTATAGGATAAGTTGTCCGGTTAAAGTCTAATATAGCGGGAGATGTCCCAAGAGTTATCTGACCCGTAGTCGTTATTATACTATTATTATAGACCGAACTGTCTGACAGGGAGCCTTCTATCAGATATTGAGAAACATCTAGTCCATTCACATATACATAAACTGCCGTCGAGGTATTAACAAACGACATATCACGGCTCCGTCAATGCAAATGTAACTAAAAATAATGTATTGTTGCCAGGCCCTAGTTTTGAGATTTTAGGTGGATCAGTAAAAAACCCTTTTGCTATTACCGTAGCACCAAACAACTCGTCTTGAATATTCACCTCAGCAGTGTTAGTTCCAGTAGCTCTAGCTGTATCCCATGCATCGAAGATAACAAACAGATTTGTTACTTGTGCAGTTGTAGCGTATGCCGCGATGGACCATAGCCTTCGCTGTCTCCTTGCTGGTCCAGTACCATATCCAGCACCTAGCGCACTAAATTCCAGACTCGCTTGACCAAGATATGCCCGAGGTAAATCATCGCCAGAAAATTGATCAAATATTACTGTTGTCGCGCCATAGTTAATACTTAAATCACCAGCAGCCATTAGATCCTCCCACCACTACGTAATCTCATGCGAGCTACATTAGTCATTATCTTCGATGCATCAGTTACTGGCTCTTGGCTTTGAATCGTTACATTATTCGTGATTCGTTGTGTAGTACTAGAACCGCTCATTGCAGATGCAACCCGTTGGGCTAGGTTGCCGGAATCCACCGAAGCGGAAACATTATTACTTCTTGAACTGCTTACTGCTATATCCGCTTTATTGCTTCCGATCAAATCATTAATTGAAGAATTCTTGCGATATTGATCAATAAAATTCGCTGGGATGATACTGCCGGAAGATGGTGCTGTCCAATTTAAATTACGGCCAGCAGGTAACATGCTGAACTTGCCGGTACGGCTCAAGAAGGCTTCACGACCGCCGCCATCATTCACGAAGTATTGCTGTCCAGCGCTAACAGGGCCTCCAGTTGCCCTTGCGGGAGTACCTCCGGCCTTACCAGTGCTAAGTATGGCCGCTGTTTCCCTTATGTCTTTTGCGATGCCGGCCGATACATCCTTCACTCCAAGCATACCTTTGAGGAAAGCGTCAACTGAAATTCCTGTTTTTCCCATTTCTTCACTCAAGTTTCTGACACTATCGGCCGCATCCTTATACGCTTTCGCGACAGCTTGTGCCTCTTGTCGTCCTCTGTCGGTTTGGGTCCCTTCGATTTTAACCTGCATATCGCTAGCAGCCTTAGCACCAGTGCCCAATGAATTCACGAGTTGCTTGCTTTCGTAAACCAAACCATTAAGCGCTGCTTTCGCTTGATCAAGGCTAACTCTTTGAACTCCAATTTGATTCGCTACAGTATTAGCACTAAGGCGGTTGCCTTCTAACTGCATCCCGCGACTTATGAGTGCTTGATCTTTTTGCGCTTTATTGATATCTAAAATTTTTGACTCTATTTCGTATTGCTTCTGAAGGCCACTTATAATTTGGTTTTGCGCACCAGCCGCTCCACGATAAGCATCGGCAACATCTGTCTGCCCTCGTGCGTCAGCTATTCGAGCTTCGGCTTCAAGTCTGATTTGTGCAATTCTAACTTCGTTTTGAGCTATTCTATTCTGAACATCAAGTTTAAACTGGCCTATTTCTCTTTCGAGTTCATTAGCTTGTGCTTGAGCTCGCAAGCCTTCCATTACCATTGCTTTTCTACGTGCGTCGTTTTCCGCTAATCCACTTGTCTCCACATCGATAACACTATTGATCAAGCCTAAAGCGGCCTGAATGCCGCTATTCAGACTGCCAGCAAGGCCGTCAAAGCCAGTCTTTAACCCTTGAGTGACTTGCCCATAAATACCAGCCAGCTCACGAACCTTGGCTATGCCTTGGGCGAATGCTTCGGTAATAGCTTGGCCTAATTGATTTTGGGCTTGTACTTGCTTCTCAGTTTCTGTTAAGACAATGTTAGTCAGGCTTCTAGCTTGTGCTTGTTCTTCTATGGTTAAAGTTCCTAATTTTGCTTTTTTCTGATCCAATATGTTTAATTGTTTTTGCGCTAAAGAAAGTCTTTGACCTGATGCTGCGGTCTCAATACCCAGGTTTGCCATCTCGAGACGTGCTTGGTCTGATTGCAATCGCCCATATTTTTGAAGCGCATCGGTTCTTGCTTTAATCGCAGAGATGTCAATTATTTCATTGGAAATTTTTTGCGCATTATTCAGGTCTTCAACTGAAACGGTTGCTGCATCTACTGATTTACCAAAAGCAATGTTGGCTGCTATTTGCGCTCCTATTGCTTCTACTGATTTTTCTGCTAGTGCCAATCTCTGTTGGTTCTTCTCAATTTCCGCTGTCAGGAATTTTATGTTTGCTTGGTTTGGCGCCTTTTTAGCATTCTCCGCTTTTATTGCCTCTTTGTCTGCTTCTATCTTTTCCTTTAATCCTGCTGCTGAAGCTTTGTAGGCATAAGCCAGTTGACCTAAATTCACGGAACCATCAGCGAACCCCGAAAAATCCACTTGTCCGAGCTCACCGCCGAGGCCTTTTATTCGAGCTGTAACTGTTCCCAATCTAGTGTCAAATTCTTTTGCGCTCTTCAAGAGTTGCAAGTCGCCGCCTGCCTTTTCTAGCTCCTTAGCAGCATTAGCGGCTGCCAAGACACCTGCGCCAGCAGCAGCGGCAGCTAGTACGACACCAGCTAAACCACCAGTAAAAATAACAAGTGCCGCCGCTCCAAGGAAAAGTGCTGCAGATGCAACGGCAGTCCCTTGCCCTAGGTTCTTTGTCGCTTGAGCAGTTTTAGTGACCTCCGCAGACGCTTCTTTGAAACTTACATTTTGCTTTTGTGTATTTCCCGTAACTGCCTTGCTTTGTGCTTCGACTCTGGACAGCTCTTCGTTTAAAGCCGCAAAAGCACCAGCGTATGACTGCCTAATAGGAGCAGCACCTCGCTCAAAGGCGCTAAGCACGTTAATTAATGAGCCTATAGCAATAATAGCAATCATTGCAGGACTAACTACTGATCTTAGCGAGTCGTTTAGATTGGCTCGGATTTGTGTTCCCGTTAAAGCTGCGGCGGAGCCAAGAGCACCTACCCCTTGGGCAGCACCTGCGGTGGCGGGACCAATAATCCGAAGACCTGGGTTCAACTTCTGGACCTGTGCCAGGAATGCGCTTGCCTTAGTTGAACTTTGCGTGGCAGCATTACCGAGGTTTGTAATACCACCAGAAGCTCCAGCGGTTGCCGGAGGGATGCCCCCTAACGCTCCATTGAATTTCTTGATTTCTGCAAACATCGGGGTTAAGCCCTGTCCCGATCCCGCGGCAGTTGTCTTGAAGCCAGCGAATTCGGCCGCACCTTTCACGACATTCTTCGCTAAGCCTGCGATTGCTGCAGACGTAGTGCTCGCGGCCTGTCTTATCCCTCCCAGCGCCCCTGCAGTGCCCGCCCCGACGAGTTGGCTCTGAGCCCCACCTGCTGCTGCCATAGCAGCTCCGAAGGCCCTCAAGGCTGTTGTTGCGGTCGTTAAAACTGCAAGCCCAGCTACCGCACCTTTTATCAGCAAAAGAGTGGATCCAAATATTATTGCTAGACCTATTACGCCACCGAATGCATCACCAAATCCTAACAGTGTATTTATTACTGTAGCCACAGGTTGCAAGATCTTCAGCACAACATCTAAAACTTTTAATAGCGCCGATACAAAAACTTCAACTCCTTTTGCTGATTGATTGAAAATTATAACTAAAGTCTTGAAAACATCTGTTTTTGAAAATTCAAGGAAAAAAGCTGCTACCGTATTGCTGAGTTTTAAGAATGATTTTATCCCAGGTTCAATTGCTGCACCTATCTGCGATAACGTGGCGACAGAGATATTAGCGATTTGATTCTGCAATTGCTGTATGGTAGCTGTCCCATTCTCAATTCTTCTCTGGAGCTCTTCCACTCCATTGGACATCTTTATAACAGCTTCAACGAAGATTGGGGCAGTGATTTTCCCGGCTTCTACTAATTTTGTAAGCGCCTCTACATTTACTCCTATAGCATCTGCTAGTTGAGTTCTAAATGCACCATCTAATTCTGAAATTTGTTGATTTAATTCTTCTGCTTGTAACTTACCTTTAGAAAGTACTTGAGCAAATGCCTCAAATAGACGGCCTGATTCTTCCGTACTCAAGCCTAATGTTTGAGTTCTAGCGGTAATACTTTCAATGAATTTACTAGTTTTCTTACTATCAGCCCCAACAGCCCTTAATGCTGGAACCATTCGTTGATAGCTTTTTTCTACTTGTTGTACTGGAGCACCAAGCCTAGTAGCAATAGCCGTGGCTTCTTTAAATGCAGCACTAGTTTCAGCTTGGGTTAAGCCTACATTTTTTAACGCTAATCCAAACGCTTCGATCTGCTTTGTTCTGGAAACGTAAGAATTAACAATGCCACCGATAGCACTAAGGGCGGAAGTTAAAGCAATAAAACCAGCTTGAACTGTTGCGATCCTGCTAAGTGTGGAAAAGAATGAACTGAATCCAGGAGTTACTTTATTGATTTGACCGTCAATTTGTTTGATCTGATAATTCAAATCATTCCAGCTTTGTCCTCCATTGCCGCCACCAGGACCGGACGGGAATCTAGCTGTTGCATCTCTTAGTTTCTTTAATTCTTCCCTTTGGTTGCGTAAATCGGCAAGGCTGCCAGCTTGCACTCCTTGGGCTTGGCTTAATGCTGCTTGCGCTGCTTTTACTTGAGTGTTGTAGCTAGCCCAGGCTGAGTTAGTACTAGCTAGCTGGTCTCGTTGTTGTTTTAATGCGTTTACACTTTGTCGTAAACTGGTCAAAGAACCCTCTTGGGCTCTCGTCATCGCTTGTATTGCAGTCTTAGCGTTTCTTTGCTGTGCAGTTAAAGTACCTGTAGCTTCAGCTCCTCTTTTTATTTCTGCAACACCATCTACATTTATCTTTATATCATAAGGAATTCGCTGGCCACCTTTACCAAGGACTTTATTTAATTTTTCGAAATTACCTAATGCCGCCTCTAATACTGCTTGATCTTTTACTTCAGCGCTAACACCGGCTTTGAATTCAAAAATCGCCACTAGCCGGCAGCAAAAATCTAAATTAGTCTGCCAACAAAAAACCCCGCCTCAGCGGGGTTGATCGTATTAACTATCTTAAACTCAAGGGTTAGCGTCAATATCCAAGCGATAAGGACCGTAACCAACCAATTCGGTGCTCCATGATACAATGGAACCAGCTTCTACTGACTCGCTATAACCTTGCAATGTACCATACCCATAAACTGTCTCGTCAGTTCCGGTAGGTCCGATCCTGAGGAACTTAACACGTAAGCTATTAGCTACAGTATTTTGTTCAATTAATCTTAGTGCTTGATAACCTGCATCTCTAAAATCAGCTACTCCTTCTAAAGTAACAGTCCAGGATTTAGATGTTGCAATAGCAATGCTATAACCACGAGTCTCATCATCGTAAGTGGTAACATCTTCGCTATTGGTGTCTGTCTCTAGGGAGGCGTTGGTAAGTCCGTACAAGCGGAATGGCTTGTCTGTACCGTCCATCGCAAAGACTGTGGATTCAGCCGTAAGGATTCCAGTTGAGTTAGCGAAAGACAACGTTGAGTTTGCTGCCGCAACATTCAACCTGTCTCCAGCAGTAGTAGTATCTGTCTTCAGAAATGCTGTAGATGCGGAAGTACCAGTACCAGTACTGATTCCAGTAAAGGCTGTATTCACCGCTGAAGAGAAAAGCGGAAGAATAAAGACGTTGTAACCGAAAGCTGCGGAATAATTTGCCATGGGTGAATTACCGAAATGCCGAAAGGCAGAGCAAAATCAGGGGGATTCACCCCACTAACGTAGTGTTCCAACCACTGGAATACTACTGATTGACTTAAGGTAATCCAGCTAAAATAGCTTCGGCGTCTGCATGTAGCGCGGCTTCTTCTGGTATCATAACCATCGTCTGAACTCTGGCTCGTAACCCCTGAGCGGCTGCTAGCGTCTCGATGCAAGTTGCGCCATTAAATAAGTGCATCAACCGTTTTGCCGCAGCCGTTAGATTGCTCCCGTTAGATGGGTCCCAAGCTATTAAGAATAATCTCCAGGTGATCATAAAATTAGACGAATCTGAAACATAATCTTTTCTACGGATATCGCCTGAATCATGAATAATACACTCAAGCCCAATTTGAGATTCAAGCAACGGCAAGGACTGCCCTGGAGTTAATACTGCTATCGAATCAGTCGAGCTACCACCTTTAAAAGTATAAGTACCTAGTAAATTAGAAAACGTAGCGTCATTTGCCAGTACATTATAAATTATTGTTGGTGTAGTCGCAAATGTTTGGGCCATTCCCGAGCGAGTTAGTGCCTTAGTCTGCCCATCACAAGGTAACATAAGGTAGACAACCGCAGAAGTGCTTATGAAAAGCCCACTTGCCTTCGCTGCCATTAAAGTTGTCGAGCACTTAGCCCAATGATTCGTAAGGATATCTCTGCCCGAGAGCGGGTTCGCGATTACCTTTATAATCTTGAGGCCATGACAAGAAGAGAAGCTAAAAACCTTTGGCGACAATCAATCAAAAACGCATGGAATAATTGCTGTGCCTATTGCAGCAATCCACCTATTGATGATAAAAGCCTGACCGTTGATCACGTAAAACCAAAAGCAAAAGGTGGTGAAGATAAAACCAGTAATTGCGTACCAGCCTGCAAACGCTGTAACCATTCCAAAGGGAGCGAAGACTGGCTGACATGGTTTTCACGTCAACCTTTCTATTCTATCGAAGCTGAATATAGAATTAAAGTTTGGGTTGAAGAAGGTCGCGTTCTAGATGAAAAGCTTAAAACAATTCAATTCATAAAAAATATGCCAATGTCCGGCGATGTGTATGATATAAGTCAAAGTTTTATGCAATCACCCGAATTGAAATGTTCTCTTCTGCATACACCTTGCCATGATATTTTGGCACCACAACTTTAACTGATTTACCGCAAGGCGATGTGATTGTTCTTTCCTTGCCGTAGGCTGATTCTGTTATTATTAGCATCCCTGTTAACTCGTTATTACTTATGTTGGGTGCCAAAACTAAGATATCTTCACCGATATAGGCTAGGATCTCAGGGGCGGGGCCGCCAGCACCGGCTTTTAAATCCTTGTAAGTAAACAGGCCCCATACTGGAAATAGATTTAACCTTACTAACTCCATGGCGGCTGCGCCAAAAACTGAGGAAGGAATATTCCGTTCTTCTTTTGCTTGATATATAAAGAAGTCATCCATTTTGTATGCTTCTCTCTTTTTCTTTGAATCTCGATTGCAATTCGCTAAGACTGAAGTCAGTAATGCCGTCGGCACTTCTGCCATATGATAATGCTTATTTTGATTCTTTACTCCATTCTCATACGCAAGTAATACATATTCAAATGGTAGTGAACTATATTCTGCAAAAGTAAATTCTATATCGCCAGGGAACATGGACTTCAAGTCCCAGAAAATCGTTTCGAAGGGAATTGGGCTACCCCATTGCCCAGCGTTTACTTTCCCACCACTTCTGCAGCTTGCTCCTCCTTCGATTGTGGTTCTACTGGAATCCGTTGTTCTTCTTTTTCGTAAAATCCAATGAATTCATCAAGCATTTGAGGATCAAGTTTCATCGTATCTTCAAATGACCAGTTATGATTAATTCTTGTCTGGATTAAAATAGTTGTTGCGGCAATTGATCGGCGCTGCAGCGATTCTGTCATCTTCGCAGTAATCTGAGCGATTTGCTCAGAGCACTCGTCAGCTACTGATATAGCAAGTTTTGATTCCACCTGGCCTTGCATCACGTCAGAGATTGCAATATAAGCTTTCTCGGCAGTAGTCTTGTGATCTCGTGCGACACGATTCGCAAGTAATACCATGCTCGAAACACCATCCGATCCTTGCATTACGCTATCGACGAATGTCTTCTCTGCAACACTAAGATATCCTTTGCGTTGGATTTCTAGTACCCCGATTTCTTCATTACCAAGACGGACGGTTTCCGTATTTTTTTTAGGTTGGACAACAAAAGGTAATACAGTCATTAGATTCCACTAAGCGGCATAGGATGCCTAATAGCCGAAACTTTTCATCGCTTGCTCAATTAACGGAGTAGCATATTTATTGTAAGTTCCTTGCATATCGAACTGAGGGACCGGACCACCTCCAAGAATTACCGATTGAACCCAAGGCCTGCCAGGCATGTAAATGCTCACATTCGGGTTGCCATAAGGATATATATATCCGCCGTAATGAACGATTGCAGCATATTCCTCGTCGTAAAGGACTTGCAGCGAATCACCGCTAACTACAACTCGACCAGATTTTTGCAGCGCACCAGTATCGTAAATATCCCCATCTCCGTAATCCCAATCCCACACGTTATCTTTCATCGCCATAGCTAAAGCTAGTTCCAGATCTGCAGCCAATAGAAGTAATGCCGTCGAATGGGCTTTTTCTACTGCGTCGGAGAAGTTTTTGACGAAATCTTCCATCAAACTAAGGTCGGGCCGCTTCAGTGCCTTGAATTCCAATTCAATAGATAAAAGATCCTTATTCCTAGAAAGTTTATCAAAGGTTTGACTTAGTTCAACAAGGAAATCTTTTGCCATTAGTTTTGAACTTCAGAACCAATAATCTGAATCTCAACGCCACCAAGAGCTGGATACAAAATCTCATCGATACCTTTACCTCCGAACTTACCACTAGAGCGTTGTATTACTCCTTTTAGTACTGCATCATTACCAAACTTTAAATCAATCTCCTTACCAGGCAACAAGAAGGTCTCTTGCGCTGTGACCTGAGTAAAAGTTAAACTAGAAATATTACCTAGCCAGTCAACTCCACCAGAAACAACGGCCTTTTGCAAAGCGTAACCTCTGTAGTAAAATTGATCGCCACTAGCTCCAGGAAGCATTCGACCTTCAAGTTGTGATTCCAGCGGAAGTTTTTTGGATCCAGATGTAACGCCGGAGTACTGTTGTCGCTGGATATAGCAACGAATCACGTAAATACTGCCGACAGCAGCCGTTGGCCTCCCATTGACCATGGTCACAGCCCCTTGAACTGAAGTCCTAACCAAACTGTTGGCGTACTCAAGTAAAGGGCTTGCCATCCGAATTGACCTACTAGGCTAGATTGCCGACAATAAGAAAACGGGAAAACTTGTAAAGAATAACTATTCCCAATGAAAACAAAAAAGACCAAAGTTGATAAAATGACAATTCAAGAAAAATATAATTCTTTAAAACGACAAACGGAGCAGGCAGGTATGACCGTAACAGAAAAAGATGGCAAGTTAATTATCGCAAAGAAAAAGCAATAAAACCAAAGAGCTTCTCAGAGGCCATCAGCAGCCCTGTTGTGGCATCTTGACTAATGGCTGTGGGACTAGGCCTACAGGCCAAACAAGTGCCTCCTGGTCGCCTGCAGGTACCCCTCAGGGCTTTATAGCGTTACAAGCTACTTGGTAATTGTTATGAATCCAATTGTTTTGCCTCAACCTGATTTAGTTCCTGCTCTGCCGCATCCGCCAAGCAATCCATAAAATCTTCTTCCGTCCAATCATTCAATGGAGCATCCATTGGATCATGCTTATCCCATGAGATCTTAATCGTTCCGTCTTTGTCTTCTTCAACCTTGATCATAACCACTTCAAGCAGCTTGGCGTTATTCTACCAGTGTGCCACATAAATCTAAATCAAGACCAAACTTTCCGGCAAAGAGCGATAATGATGCTAATGACCACCCACCAATTGTCAACTGTAGCCCAGGCCGTCTGCCGAATTCATTCCACGATAAGTAACCCTGGAACAACGCAAAATCACGCATTCCGCCGACTATAACCGCTGCCTCGGGACCGAAATCTTTAGTGAAATGACAACTTATTAAAGACATGGATCGCTTGTGACATCAGTATAGTCTAGCAGTTTCCCTTCCTTGAAGTGCAGCTTCAATGTTGGCCATTCGTCCCACACGCCATCCCATCGTTCTGGATAAATTTTTATATATTTAGTAATCGGGTAGGATATGAATCTTCCGCGGCTGCCAGTCTTTTCCCATTGATAATTTAAAAATTGACAGTCAGGATTATAATCCGGGTGCTCCTCATCCAATAGAATAAAATTACTTGTTCCCCTATAACAGGAGTAAAAAAGCCGGCCAGCCGGATTAATCCAAAAGCTCGTCATCGTGCCGCCGAAACCATGATCTTCAATATCTTTTGTTTGGCAGCTTACATTAGTGAATTGCTCACCAAGGTCACAGGAGCTCGTGATATAATCAAACATCCCCATGCCATAACCCCTCTAGTAGTTCTGTCTCTTCCTTCATTCTATCCATTAGATCCCAATCGAATGCGATAAGTTTTTCTTCTCCCGCCTCGATCCTTTCCATCATTTGGATTAAATCTTCAAGGAACCACTTGGGAAGAGTCTCATCACAACCTAAATCACTCCAAAACCATCTCAGACATTCTTGATAGGCGTCATCTTTTACTGATATCGCGTATCCACTATAATTTCCTAGCATTAGATCCCGCCAATGCCTGAAAGATAACCCGATAGACCTCCAACCAGTAACAAAGCAATGATTGAAATAATAATCAGTCGTAGTCATTGCAATTTTCCGTCGGCTTCCTAGCTTACCTTTCCTTCGGATTGGCCACTAATCAGTCGCGTTATCCGAAATTATAATGCAGCTCGGAAGGTTGCTGTTTGATGTGAATGCGTCTGACCACCAGTCCCACAAAATGTCTTCTAATACTTCCTTGTCTTTATTCATTTCATTCCAACTTTCCAGCTATCACCAGGATATTCTAGCGCAAGTTTGCGATTTCCACAACCATCGTTCCACCATTTCTTGCCAAAATTTGGACTTCTTTTGCCTTTCCTTATTTCACTCATTTTTCTTTTGGTTTCTTCTGAAGCAGTTTTACCTTTACGCGCTTCACTCATTTTTCTTTTGGTTTCTTCTGAAGCAAGTATGCCTGAACAATTAGTATTGCCTATCCTTGACTCACTCATCCTTTTCCTGGTTTCCTCTGAGTGTTTATAGCCTAGTGAATTAGTATTACCTTTCCTTGACTCACTCATCTTTCTTCTAGTTGCTTCCGAAAAAATAACGCCAGAAGTACCCTCACCACCATTGGTTCTATTGCGAAGAATACCAGTTCCCAAATCTTTTCTACCAAACACATCAATCATATAGATTTCATGTCTAAAGGCTTCTTCTTCAGTTAGATTTTGTTTTAAATATATTATTCTACTTTTATCTTTTGGTGGTTTTATTCTTCTCCATCTAGAATGCATCCTACTGCCTCTACCCTTACCGATATAATAAGGTGTTCTATCTTCGCGTAAATATGCGTAAGTATAGTAATCCATCCGTTCTTGTGGCGGACCAGAGAATTCGTCTAAGTTTCTCCATGATACTTCTGTGCGTTGAGTGCTTGCCATTTCGCAATCAATTCAAAGCATTCTCCTAAAGTATAGCAGTATCCAGTATATTCATCGATATGTTCTGGTCCAGTGCAAAGATGCCAGCAATAATCTCCTGTTCCACTGATGTCTTGTGTAATTTCAACTTTCATTTCCCCTCCAGTTCATCTAAAACACCAGCAGCATAAGAACCAAAGTCAATCTCACCTGACTCTGTGCCACCACAATACTCGGGAACATTCTCCATCAGGTATTCATCAAAGTAAAGAAAAACAAGAACTGCTTTTCGTTTATCTTGGATACCAGGTTCCGCGATAGTTTTCGCAACCATATTGAAGAGTTCGGTCATGGAAAATGTCATTTTTTCAAAGATCTGACGATAGCGTTCTTAAGAAAATTAAACAAGAAATAAGCACCAAGTACTTTTATCCAGGCAATGTTTAGAGCAAAGATAAAAGTCAGAACTGCCCAGATAATTGTAGCAGCACCTAAAAGAACAATTACTTCGCCAATAGCAGCGCCCAATAGTTCTCCTAATTCTTTTGATTTTGCAATCTTTTTTTGCTCGTCAGTCATGCCCCACTGTTGGAGGTTCTTGACGAATTGTTCAGTTTCAGTCTCGGTCATTTCGCTTTGTGAATATGAGGCCATTATAATGCATCGCAGGGGTCCTAGAGTACCCCGTCGCCGGCCAGGAAGTATCTACCTCAAAGTTTGGATCAAAGTCTGCATTAACTTCTGTCGGATAATAACCTCTGGGATTACATATGATCCTGCATCCGCCAATCATATAATCCATACTTTCGTGCGTATGTCCATGAGACCAGTATTTGATTTGAGGATTATCCAAGATTAAATCATCAAGGCCACTTACATAAGCACCATTCGCAATGCCAGAATTCCTGTATTTTGGATGAACCGATTGGTATGATGGTGCATGATGAGTAAGAACCCAGACCTTTTGGTTTTTGAACATCGGCAGAGTATCCAAGAGAAACTGTTTAGATTTCTTATGAAACCCCAAAGTATCATCAGGATTTAACTTACGATAGTTAGAACCAATACGAATGGTCTTATAATCATTCATGCACTGTGCTGCTTCCATCATTTCCAGGGCATTCTCATTACGAAAATCAGTCCATAGCGTTGCGCCAAGAAATACCCAATCTTTAATTTTTACAATACTGTTTTCCATCAGGTGAATACCATCTGGAAGATTTTCTTTAAGAACACCCCAACTTCCTTCATAGTTATAACCATACGCTTCGTGGTTTCCTGTGATATACAGAACCCGATCGAAGTTTTGTACACACTTATCGAGAAAGTCGGAATAAATCCGATTTAGTGACCCTTTCTTGCTGAAGTGACGAGCATTAAGAATATCTCCACCAAGAATAAGAACTTCACCTTCTCCGAGATCAGGAACCCCTTGGCCATCTTCGCAGGCCTCTAAATGGAGGTCACTGACTATATTAACTTTCATCGTCCCCTTCGGTTTTGCTGCAATTTAAATCCAATCACTTGCGCTCTTCAAGTTGTTTATTGAGTTTGCCCATAAGTTTATCAAGTCCATGAGTAGGTATATCATAATCTTGAGCCGACTGTAGCTCACCCTTGTAATATCCAAGAATACTAACAATCTCTACAATATCTTTATGTTGTAGTTTAATTTCTAACTTTTCGTGTAAAAACTTTTCCTCCTTTTTGTCTCTGGGTTTTGGTTTCTTTGATTTCTCGTCACAGTCAATACACATGAAGGCATACCCTTGCTTGAACGACTCCACCACTTGAAAGTTTTTCTTGTTCAGTGGTTTTTCTTTATTGCAACAGTTACAAATTCGTTTCATTAGTAATCATCCTCATCAAAAGTGAAGTACTCCAAAAGGGACCCCATCACGCAATCTTCCACAGTTTCAATAATGGTCTCTGCCGTGGGAGCTTCGTTATGCTTATAAGCGCGATGGTAACCACGCCTGACACCTTCACTGACGGCTTGATCCAGTATGACACGGAATTTTGGTTTCATGGCTTGGAATGGTGAGTTCGAATGCAACTAAAATAGACACACACATTATAAGCCGAACAAGACGGACCATATCCGTGGCGCCACGAAAATGGTTACGAGCACGTTTGTAGATTTACAAGCATGCTTCTATATACGAGTAAATGTCGCTGCCTTACGCTATTTATGGTGTTACGGAAATGATTGTAAACCCGTCGATTCCCACGGGGTTAAAAGTAAAGACCGGGTTTTTAGGGGCGTTCTCAAACTTTCGGGCGAGGAACGTTTAATGCAGTTAACCTAGCCGCAAACCAGCATCGTAGACGTATCCTCTATTCCGGCTGTTCTGGCCAAATTACGTTCCACGGAAATCCTTCTTGTTGCGGTACATTCCGCAGTTCTTCGCGATACGTTGCCCATGTAGCCCGTAGTACTGGCGCATCAGGTAGTTGGGTCCAGTCGCAATCGGCAAGGCGCTTGTTGCGATCATCGCGAATTGACTTGCCTTGCTCT